GATCGAGTTCAAGGTGTCGATGGCAACCAGCGCGATGTCTGGGAGCTGTTTCAGTAGGCCAAGCATCTCGCTCCAGCGTTGGCTGGTTGTCGAGAGTCCCGTTTTCGGGTTTCGCTCGGTGAGCGGGAATGATCCACCGATTGCCGTCATCGGCATCACGATCAGCTTGTCACCCGCCTTCTTTATCAGGCCAGTCTTGTCCAGCTCCATCAGGCGAATATGCATTTCTGTCTGCGAGTCCTCGCATAGAATCAGCACCGCCGTCCCGCCACTCTTGATCTTCTGGCCGCACCAGTCGGTATCGTCACCATCCTGCCAAGCGGCAATCTTCATGGCCAAGTCTGCAATGAGGAATGTCTTGCCTGCGCCGCCCTCGGCAACGAACAAATGAGGCTCACCCTTGATGACAAGCGCGTCCACCAAGAACGTGTGCTGCGGAATTGGTGCGGTAACCCATCGGTGGGCCGCCCACGCCTTCAGACCCTCTGATTGATGCGATGCCGAAACGATTGGCTGGTACGCCTTCATCTCTGGCATCGGGCCACGCATACCGACTTCCCTCGTGAGGATGGCGCGGAACTCCTGCTTGATGCGATCCTCTGGCCACGGCGGACTCATGTGGGCCAGCGTCCACCCGCAGACAGCGGCAAATGCCTCTGCCTCGCTCATGCCGCCTTCGCGGCACACCCTGAGATAATGACCTGCCACCTTGGAAAAAGCATCCCATCGGGTAATGCCGTCTATCCCGCCCTCGCGGATGGTGGTGGTCAGAAGGGCTGAGCTGTCTGTCGATGAGCTGGACGAGAATGACACGCCAGCCGACACCAGCGGCATCATCGTCTTGGACGATGCCCACGGTGATGGTTCGGCCGCTTTGATCTTCTCGATCAGCTCATCCTCAGAGAATGTGTCTGAACTCCATGAGATCAGCTTGACCATGTTGGCCTCACCATTCTTCTGGTGGATGGTTCCTGGGATTCGGATCGGCTGAGTCCTCCTGGCGAAACTTGGGTCTGCGCCAAGCATGGAGGCCAGGTTGGTCACCAGCGGCAGCACATTCGCTGGCGGCAGCGGCTCGTCGAAGACATAGTAGGCGTGGAGCTTGGGGCCGTACTGATTGTTGCCACCGCTGGCAACCACCATTGAAGGCGATCCAATCTCTTCCTCAAGCCACTCAATCGCCTGCTGCGCAGGCACGTCGTCCAGATCGAGGATGAGGGCTGGAAGCAACTTCACATTCTCCTCTTTCGCTCTGGAGTCGTTCAAGACGGCGGGGATGACAAACATGCCGACCAAGTGCTGCCGATACCGCTCGGCGCTGGAGAACAACGCTTCGGTGATCGAGAATAGCGCTGGCTGAAAATGCTGGTCTTCCGCATAAACTCCCTCTTGCCTTGTCCCCTTCTCGCCCACACCCCTGATGATAAGGAACTCGTCCTTGTCCCAGACATGGTTGGCGAACAGACAGGAGAGGTAAGTGGTGATGTCTTCTTGATTTATCATTTGAGCCAGGATGGGAATGTCTGTGTTGCTGCTGGCGCTGTGGTGGAGATGGTCATCTCCTTGATGTTGTGGCAGCGCTTTCTGAACGAGCACCAACCGCATTTGTAGAAGCATGGGTCATTGCTCATCTTCGGCATCTCCTCTGGGGATCTTGTCTGCACGATCCTGATAGCCTTGTCTGAGAGCGCCTGCGCCGCGACTGGATCGAACTCGACGTGTTCAGAGTAGATTTCACCCGTGTTGCGGTTGATGGCTGTGAACAGACCGCCATTGGGAATGTCGAGGTAGGCGCAGTAGGTCTGGATTTGGCTCCAGTAAACTGGCTTGCTCTCTTTCACGCCCTTCTTCTTTGTGTCTGCCCAGCTTTTGTCGTTGAGCGCCTTGTGTTCCCAGATCAATGGGTATGGAAGATCGACTGGGCCCCCTGTAATAACACCATCGCAATGTCCTTTTAGCTTGCCGTCCATCGCGTAGAATCCCATCTGTCCGCCGTTGGCTTTCTCGGTGATTAGATCGAAGCCAGCCAGGCGCATGTACTCGGTCATGCGAGTTTCGCCGTCGTGGCCCATGTCGAAGATCCGCAGGATTTTCCCTGGGAAGTCTTCCTCTCCGTCTGTGGGTGTGTGGTGGTATTCGTATGCCAGCCTCCTCATGCACTCTTCGCCCCAACGCGAGGCTCCAAGATAGGTTCGCTTCTCCTGCGCCATCTGCTTGGCGATCATTGCTTTGTCGATTTGTTCTTGGATCATTTGATTGATTTTTCGATTGATTTTTTGATGATTTCCTTCAGTTGCCATGCCTCATCAGATTCTTTTGAGAGCACTTCTTTCGTGAGATTGATCCCCCTGCACACCGTGCGCTCGGTCACCTTGAACCACAGGGCGATTGATGACTGATTGACTACCATGTGCTTGTTGAAGACGTAGAAGAGCACGTTCCTCCATGAGGAGACATAGTGGCTAGGCCTGTTCTTCAGTACCAATGCGATTGAGATTGGCGGATCAATTAGAGATAGGATTTGTTTCGACACGGCAAGATGAATCTCGCCCATGTCCTGGCTTTTTGGCTTGAATAATTTCATGTCTTGTTAGTTCTAATTTTTCATCAAAAACAAGTCAAGAATTTATCGCCATAATACTTCTCTTTATTTTTTCCTCATTAAATTTCCATGTGATTCGGCAGCATGCCTCGTACCGATTCATCTTCATGCCGAACATGGATTCTGTGGGATTGATTCCCAGAATCGCAGCCTGCTTGTCAGACAGCGGCTCGTTCAGCCAACGCTTGGACTTCTTGGCCGCAGTCGCATCACCGAACTCGCGGAGAAAGTCGTCTGCCATTGAGAGCGCGTTCAGGCGCTCATGGCTAACCGTGACAAGTTTCATCGTCTTGCGCTCACCATCGAGACGGAAGCCGTAGGCCATCCATGTGCCTTGAAAATTCACAAGAATCGCACTTGCTGTCATTGCTTCTGCAATAATGACCTGGTTTGTGAAGATTTCCTCCCATCTATACGGCGATAGCTTCAGAAGATCCACCTCAGTCATCTCAAAATTGCCGTACTGTTCCTTCTCGGCCTTCGGCCCTGTCTGGAACTCGTACTCGCAGATTGGACACGTCTTGCACCCAGATGGGATCTCGGAATTGCACTCTGGACATTCCTTCGTTGGGGCCTCGCCGTCTTTGAAGACATTCTCTTCGATGCTGGTGTTGGCCTCCAGACTGCCATGCGTGAGAAGCGATGCTCCAAAGTCGAGGATGATGCAGTCGTCCTTGATGAGGCCAGGGTAATTCTGTGGCTCAGAAATGGTACGCAGACCGCGACCGATCATCTGAATCATCGTCGAGCGGTGCATCGACGGGCGGTTGAGGATGACGCAGCCGATCCCTGGTTCGTCGAATCCCTCGGTGGCCACGGCGCAGTTCCAGACAACGCGAGTCTCACCTGTCCGCAGACGCTTCCAGATTGCCTTGCGCTCCCTGGCTGGCGTAGTCCCATCGACGTGCTCGGCTCTCACGCCAGCTTGCACGAATGCCTCGGTCATCTTGATCGAGTGGGCCACAGTAGTTGCGAAGCCGATTGTCCTCCGGTCTTGCGCCAAGGTCATCCAGTTCTTAATCACCTCGGTGGTGACAGGCTCCACGTCCATGAGCGTGGCGGCGGCATCCATGTTGAATTCAGCGCTACCTTTTTTCAACTCGCCAAGCTTGTCCCTCACCCCCATGTCGATGATGTAGGTGCGCGGCTTCACCAGGAAGCGCGAGTCAATCATCTCTTGGAGCGTAACGATGTCTGCGACATTGGAGAAGATGGATTTCAACCCCTTGCCGTCACCGCGCTCTGGCGTGGCCGTCACGCCCAGGATCTTCACGTCTGGGTTGAGGTTCTTGCACTCAGCCACGATCTTCTTGTAGGAAGTGGACTCAGCGTGGTGCGACTCGTCAATGACGACGATGTCCACTGGCTTCATCATGTCGAGGTTTCCAATCAGCGACTGCATCATGGCAAACGTGTGGCCGTCCTCGGCCCACCGCTTGTGTTCTGCGGCAAAAGTGGCCACCTTCATGCTTGGGGCGACCTTCTTGAACTTGTCTCGATTCTGCTCAAGCAGCTCGATGCGGTGCTGGAGGATTACGCCAGTCTTGTACTTGGCCGCGAGCGCAGACAGCGCGATGGTCTTGCCGAATCCCACAGTGGCCACTCCGATGGTGTTCCCTTTGGATTCAAGCGCGGCGTAGCAGCGGTCAACAAAGGTGACCTGTCTTGGTCTAAGCTGCATCTTTTTTTGCTGGGTGGAGGATTTTTGAAATCACGATTGACCCGCGAGCCGAGAGCCAGCATGCGCACTTTGGAGATCCAATCTGGATCTTCTTGCCGTAATCGCATTCGATGTAGCCAGCTTTGTGAAGCTCGATAACGGCATCTCTCATGTCAATCTCATCAACTCCGCTGATTTTGCCGAGGATGCGTTCGACCGTGATTCTTCCGTCTGCAACGCACATCAAACAGAGTGCGTGGATTGGACTGAAATCGTCCTGTCTTGATAGCCAATTCGTGATTTGAATGGCGAATTCGATTCTTCTCATCTTTTTGTAAAGAGGAGCGTCCAGCAGTCAGTACTTCACAAGGAATCG